AGGGACAACAACGCGCATGTGTACACGGAAAACCTGTTCAAATTTTATCCGGACCACGTGAAACTCGTGTTCAAAGACACACCTCTTCCCGAGTTTACTCGCGCTCCCTTCGGCAGACAAGTGACGGCGTTTGGAACGACCATGTCGGCGGGAGATGCATTGAAACGCTGGTGCGCAGACAAGAAAAACGTCGCGCCTATGTCGAGAAGAATCAAGACGTTTAGTTTCACGGAGCTTGCGTCTAACTTGGGATTTCAAGGGACAGGTGGCGTCGGGCGCGCCAATCCCGAGGGCGAGGCGTTGCTCATGGGCAAATACGGAAAACAAACAAAGAAGGAACCGAGCAAGCTGATCGGAAGTGTGCTTATCATGGACGAAGTTCAATCCCTCTTCAAGCCGAGTGGAACCAGCGAGGATTACATCAAAGCCGCGAACTGGCTCAGAGCCGAATTGACCAATGCCAAGTATAAGAAGCATATGTACGTGTTCGCGCTTACTGGAACCCCCGGCGGAACCGTGAATGACATCTTGAGTGTGGTCAATTTCGTGCGGCCTCTGAACGTGCCGAGAATCCGTCCTGAGGATCTCAACAAACACCCGGAGTGGCTGAAGGGATTCGTGAGCTACGTAGAACTTCGCGGAGACACGAGCGTGTATGGAAACAAAAACGTTCAAAACATATTTTCAGAGATGGATCCTAAGTATTACGCCGGATTCCTGAAGACGATCAAATCGCTGAAAGATTCTGATCTCAAAGCAGAGAAACGTCCTGGGTATATGAAGAACGCTATCGGCGCCGGAGATGCACTCACGACAAAAACGGCGATAACCGGGTTGTACTCTGCGGACGAGATCGAGAGACTTGCGCGTCGTGACTTGACCGGAGGAATTCCCGCGGTCATCAGATTCGGACCTAAGATGAGCATCTTGTCGCCCAAGCTTCGCGAAGTCATAAAAAGAGTTCTGTCCACCCCCGGTAAACAATACATGTATGTTATCAATGCCTCTACGGCATTCACTATCATGGCGGTTCTCGACTCCATGGGATATTCTAATTACGTCCCAAGCTCATCTCCACTCGGTTCCGGGAAGAGATACGCGTTCTATAAGTCTGGTTCGTATTCGTATAAGGGCAAGACGGTGAAAATAGAAGCCAAGCAGCTCAACGCTATGAAAAAGGCACTCGCGGATAAATCTAACATCAACGGAGACAATATCAAGATCGTTCTGGCCACAGGCACGTACTATCAAGGGTTGGACACGCCTGGACTCACAGGGGTGCATATCGTGGACCCTCTTCACGACGTTGCTGCGGATATCCAAGCCGTGGGGCGTGCGCTGAGAATGTGTGGCCACTCGAAGTCGGCCGGAAAGCTCGCGTCTATCTACAGATATTTCTCGACCGTGCCAAGGACTTTTACTCACGACGGGATATCCAAAAAGGCATTGCCTGACCTAGAAAAAACGGCCAAGAAGATTATGACCTTGAATTTGAGCGCGGATCTATCTACCGTTAACGGACCTCCGCCTGGGAAATTACCCCCGGGGGTCAATAGCTACGTATTCGCCGATGCTGTCAGAAGAAACGCCCCCGTCGCACAAACCGAGAGATTGCTGAAGGCGATGGCGGCGGATTGCAAACTCTTCAAAGACTTGTTCCACTCGAAGGAGAATTTCCAATGTGGAAAACCCGTTTTCGTTGATGTCGCGTCGTCTGGTCAGGCAGCAAGATCGCCTACTGCTGCAAGGTCGCCGACCACCGGGCTGATTCAATTGTCGCCACTGACTCCTAGATCTTCTCCTAAGTCTTCGTCGTCTAAGAGGTCTTCGTCGCCCAGGAGGTCTTCGTCGCCCTCTAGAATGTCCGGGAAAGCCGCCCCTAGATACTCGTCGACTGGTCGCGAACGCTTTGGATCGGCCCCGAGAAGGTCTCCTTCCCCCGTGGCACGGCGTAGAGGAAGCGCCATGGCAAGATTTGACCTTCCAAACGCTGACCCGAGACTCCGGAAAGAGTTCAAGAAGGAATCCTCACCGGTCGCAACGTCTGGAAAGAAAGATTCCCCTGCGAAGGGAACCTCTGGAAAGGCGAGGAGTCCTTTCACCGACACGGGAAAAGTAAACTCTAAAAAGCGTCAGGTCCTGAGAGATTCCAAGGGTCGTGCGTACGTTCGCCAGGGGGACAAGAAGGTATATGTGAAGAAGCTGTTCACGCCGAAGTAAAACGCTATTTGATACTGCCCCGCGGTCAAATGATATATTGTATTGACTACTGGCCTATATAAACTTAACACCCGGACTTTCTGTTATTATAGACATGTTTATCCACACTCTTCTTGGATTTCCTCAAAAAATAATTCTTCGTGAAAACCGTATTATTTCATACACAGATGCGTCTATTACAGCGAACAGAGGAGGTATCGGGTTCATATCAAGAAATGCAAACGAAGAAGCTCGCATTTTCAGCGCACGAGCTCACGAAACAAAGGACATCAATCGCCTGGAGCTGGGTGCCATTTTCACGAGCATCGCTATGACGGATCCCGAACTCGACACACTTGTTTTCACGGATAGCCAGACTTCTATTTCCAATATTGTGACCAAGATGAAACGGACCAAGTATGACAAATTGGCCAAATTCGTGCTTCAACTGACGAAGGATAGAAACGGGCATGTGTATGTTACCAAAGTGAAGGCTCACTCTGGAGATCCAGGTAACGACGAAGCGGACCGTCTGGCAAAGCAAGGTACGATGAGTAATAAGATCATCGTCCTACCCGACGAATTCTCATCCGTAGACGAGTGGTTCAAGTATCACGTTGATATGAAAATAATGTAACATATCGTCGCAATAGCGTATAAAAATAGTTTTTTTTATCTCAAGACATAATAACAATGGTCCTCAAAGCACTTGAACTGTTCGCCGGTATCGGAGGTATTACTCACGGTCTGCGTGGTTATGTTGAACCAATTGCATTCTGCGAATACGAGAAAGATGCCGCCGCTTTTTTGAGTCAGCGTGGACTTCCAGTCCATGGCGACATTACGAAATTCGATGCTACGTCGTACAATGGGAAAGTAGACATTGTTACTGCCGGATGGCCTTGCACAGGTTTCAGCACAGCCGGTAAAGGAACCGGTTTCGACCACGCGGCATCCGGATTGTGGACAGAAGTGAGTCGTGTGGTGAAGGAGAGCAGCCCCGAGTATGTGTTTCTCGAAAATTCGCATGTGCTGGCGCAAACCAAAAATCTCAAGGTGATCGTGGCTGACCTGAACAATCTTGGATACGACACCAAGTGGTGGACGTGCCGTTCCAACGACGTGAACGTTGGTGCGCATCACAATCGGTATCGTTGGTTTATGTTGGCTCAAAAGAAAGGAAACATCACGAAATTTGATCAGATCCCAGTGAAGAAATTTGAATGGACGGGTGATTTTAAGGAGAAGCAGATTGCTGCTAATTCTCACGAAAATAAGCAATTGATCAAATTTATGGGAAATAGCGTAGTTCCCGACCAGGTTAGATTTGCGTTCGATTCCATCAACGAGCTGACACTTTCGGGCAAACCGGTCGACGACAAGGACGACATCGTCAAGATCGGATACTCCACGGACGGTGTCATGTTCAAGGTCCCTACTAAACAAAACATCATTCCTAACTTGAATATCACGTTGACTCCACGCGATGCGCCCGTCGGACACAAAGCCGAGGAGGATGCGATCATCACGAAGCCGATTGCTATGACGTACTGGAATACGCCTGCGTTCTGTTATCACAAGTCGGCGCGTGGTGCCAAAATTCTGACCAAACGTCAAAAGAACAATCTTCACACTCAGATCAAGTTTTGCCCGGGAGGCACTGATGACGGTTATCTATCAGGCAAGTTCTGTGCATGGTTGATGGGATACGACCAGGAGTATCTGGGAAATCTGATGGTGTATTAAAAATATCATATATATATAAATGACAACACCACAAGCGTCGACAAAATATTATGAGCAGAGATTTGTGAATGATTTTCACGAAGAGCTTAAAAGAAAGAAGATATCTCTACCTGTTACCGTTGTATTGAAAGATTCGAACGATAACGAACAAGTCATACGAAATGTAAGTGGTGCTAGAGTTTTGCGTGATAAAGCCAATGCCAAATCTCCGACCAAAATTAAAATAGAGAATATTGGTCGTCATGTAACATCCAAAGGAGATATAGCATTATATTCTATTGTAAAAGACGGAAATAAGGAAATTAAGGTCGACGTTGCCTGGATATCACACAAATCCAATAAAAACGATATTGGTAAGAAAATAGATCATGCTCAATATCTCGACGCATCGGCCGATGTTACTTTTAGAACAAGACCGGCAGTAACAAAGGAAATAAGAGATTTCAAGAATAAAATGCTTGAATTGAGCGTTCAAGAGAGCTCGAATATATATTGTTGGCCAGGGTACAAAGACGGAAAATCTCTCAGAATATGGGACTACGTGAAGAGTTCGTTACTGATGAATATGGCAATATTTGGAATCGAATATGGAACAGGGAAAGGATTTAGTCGCCAAAATGCGAATATATTGATGAGTGGCGATCCTCATATAGAAATACATAACGATAACACGATAATTCTTACCACAAAAGGAGAAAAATCAACTAATAGCTTCGAGGGCAAAAGCTTCATAAATGGAACTGCGGAATATATGCCAGATGATGATAAACCTATATTTTTCACAAAACCAACCACGTCTGTCAAAACAACTATAGAAGGAAAAAAGATTGATGGGGTTAGTGTTTGGATAATTTACAGAAGTTACGCAACGAAAAATAAGATGATCGACGATGTCATAAATAACAAAAATGCTATAGTATCTTCGACATGTTATAGTACGAGACAAAAGGAGTCCGGACCTAAAAAATTCAATCCCAGAGGCATATCAACAAATATAACATACAGCGGACACGATGTTTATTTTGATGATAAAAAAGAAAATCCGTATGCGGCGTTTTTTTACATGAATAATACAAAAACATTAAAACCAATAAAATATAACGTGATCATGTCTGATGATGCATATGTGAACGTTTTGAGAAAATATAATAAAAATAAAATTCCTCCTGGAAAAGTGATAAATCCAGAAACTGGAAGATTTGTTCAAGAAAAATCGACAACTAGAAGAATGATCAGAGAAAATCTCGTAAAATCAAAACCATTGTCTGCATTCTTTAAACCTAAGCGGTCATCGCCCTCCAAACCATCGACCAATACGTCGCCGATAATACGTAACGTATCTCCTCGTCGACTTCAAAATCTGTCTTTACAATCGTCTATAAAATCCGTAAAGACATCAACGCCACCAAGGTCTCCATTGCCAAAATTATTATCTTCTACGTTGCCTCAGTTGCCTAAATCACCTTCTCTCATGAAATCATCATCACCTATTAAAAATATGTCAACTGTGAACACTGGGTTTTATCACATTTCAAAGACAAATGATCGTCAAATAAAGTCTAAAATATTTTACAAGCCATCGGTGAAAAGGTTTTATTATGTTTTATCAACGGGTAAACCACAAGTGATAACCAACATACAGAAGTATATTCCAGAGAACAGACTAAAAACTTTGATCGGATAAACATTAATCAATATTACTCTATATTTTTATCATGTTAATATTAACTTAATAAAAATATTATAAAAAACATAGCAACGAGATGTCAGATCAGTTGGACCTTTTCAGGGAGTGTGTGAAAGAATATGTAGACATCACAAACCAAATATCAGAGGCGTCTAAAAGCATCAAAGCGGTCAGGCAGAAGAAGGATGAATTAGGAACGATCATCCAGGAGTTCATGTCAAAAAATAATTACGAAGTAGCAGCTTCGGGGGATGTGCAACTGATTCTCAAACAATCCACGAAGGTGCCAGGTCTCAAAGAAGAAACTGTAATGAATGCATTGCGCGAGATGTACGGTGGCGAAGACGCCGCAAAAGTATGGAAGAAGATCATGGAAAGTCGTGAAAGTCAGTCGACTGTCCTCGACAAACTCTCCTGCCGGAAGAATCGCAAGTCTAACAAGTGATTATATAAAAAGCAGTCTGCACAACCCGTTCTCGAAAACCAGGAAGTTTAAGCAAGCCGCGAACACTTTTATTTTCTTCTGTATAATCTGAGGGACGATATCAAACGATAGCTTAGATTTTGTATATGGCGCAAAATTCAGCGATCCTGTGGGCTGAAAAGACGTGGCATCTAGAGAAAAACTGTAAACAAGAATGTTATCCGTAGGGTCACAACGACGAAAATGCTGATATTTCTGCACGATAGAAAAATATTCACTTGCTCTCGGGGTGAACTGTTGATTAGAGTTGAGATAAAACGTGCCTTTTTCGAATATATTGGTATATTCGAACCCGGTTATATCATTCTCTGGATATGCGACGATTGCGAAGTATTTAACGGGCTTGTTCAACTCTCTGAGGTCGATATCAACTCTCGATTGATTCACGACTTGCCCATTGGTTGTAGTGAGGTAGGTATTTTTGTCTATGCTGTACACCCTGTCGAATGTTATACTCAAGGGAGATTGAGCAAATCTATACTTCTCCGCGTCGTCTAGAAATGTGTATTCGACGATGAGCCCTGCGTCCAACGTAACATTGTCCGGAAGCTGTGTGTTAGCCGGAAGATTCACGAGAGAAATGAGAGGTTTAAACGTAAAATCAACATACACGTCTATATTGGTGGCCAGGTTGAGGACGGGAATGAACTGTTGCTTCGAAGTGGTGTTTTTGCAGCAAAAAAATTTGAGAGGGACGAACATCTCCCATTCTTGGTCAGTGGCCGGCTCCTCGCCTCTTTTCACTAGTTTACTTATCCCGGCATATTTTGAATCTGGGCAAAACAACTTGTCGTCGATGTCCAACCAGAGCCCCTCGGTAGACTGAATTCTCGCATCGCCGATCCGCAACGTTGTGCCCGCGATGATGTTATATCCCATGGTTCCTTTCCATGTCCCGCCCGGAATATTTAGATTGGGGAGAACGATCCGCAAAATCATGGAACCAACGAGATCTCCGCGTTTAGATACCGTGATTGTATTCTTTGTACCAAACCGGACTGTCGTTGAGAACCTCTCCTCGGACTGCTCCACGGCGAAGTTCGTGTACCTTTTATACACGCGCTTGAACAAACTCATCTCCGGGTTGTATGTCAAATACACGTCTTGAGGGCCTCTCGAAAGGAGCTGAACGAACGTTCCTTCGCTGGCCGTGCCACTACTTCTCTGGTTTATGGGAATCGCAACTTCCTCTACCTTTTCGATTTTTTGAGGTATATTAACGGTTCCCGACGGAGGCGTGTACAGAAAATCAAAGCTCATTTCTGTGGGGGATATGGTGGTATTTTGAAAACGTTTTACATTCTCC